CAGCTTGCAGTCCTTGCCGAGTACGAAGTTCTCTGACATGGCTTATCTCTCCTGATTCTCGTCCCGTGGGGACGGGCTATTGCTTCAGTGCTGCCTCGCGCGGGGCCTTCCTCGTCGCCAGGGCGTCCGCGGCGTCCTTCTCTCGCTGGGCCTTGATCGGGGCGAACTTCGCGTCGCACTCAACCTTCTTGGCCTCGATCTCGGCGTCCGTGCCGACGAACAAGTCCCGGCCGGCTGGCACCAGGGCCTCCCGCGTTCCGTCTTTGTCCGACTTCACATGGGCCAAGACCAGGCCCGTGGCCGGGTCCACCACGAGAAAGGCCTCCTTGCCTCGGTAGCTCTTGCGCTGGACCTGGACGGTTTCCACCTGAATCGCACGCATATGGCGTTCTCCTATGGCAGCAATTCCAATTCGTACACGACGACCCAACCGGCCGAGTTCAACGCCTCGGCGTTGGCGTGTACGCCGCTTCCCTCCATGACGCAGCCCATGTCGTAGCCGGTCAGGTTGACCGACGAGTAGGACAAGCCGCACGAAAGGTAGGCTTGGTTGTAGCACTCGTTGATGATGCCGCTGACCGTGCCGTTGTAGCCGTAGTCGTAGTCGGTGCCCAGCGGTATGGCGTTGTCGGCGAGGTTAAGCACGAAGTCAGAGCCGGAGCCGCAGTAGAAGTACACGGCACAGTTGGTCATGCTGCAACCCGACAGGTCGATGTTCAGTATGTTCGTGTACCACTGGTAGAACATCAGGTACGCCGAACTTACGACGTTCGTCGCGCTCTGCGTGATGCCGAAGTAGTACGAAAGCGAGCTGCCGTAATTGTCGAACGTCACGGACAGGTAGTCGATCTGGCAGTCGTACAGGCCGATCAGAAAGTCGCACCTGTCGTAAGAGACGGAGCTTGCGGTCACATACGTCAGGTCGCCGTAGTAGTCGTAATACGGGACGTATATGGACTGCTTGTACGTTCCGGCCTGGCCGAGGACGGACTGCCCGGCCCGGATCTTCGCGGCGTCGGCAAAGACGGCGGCCTGGTCGGCGGCGTACTGCTGGGCCCTGATTGCGGACGGTCTGGGTACGAACATTTCGGTCTCCTCAGCGGGCGAACTCCCAAAGCCACGACTTGACGGTTCCCGACGCCACGATGAAAGTCACAGCCGCAAGGCTGGCGGCGTCGCCCTCTTCCACCCAGTCGTCGGTGTCGAGCGGGCAATGCGTCGCGGCTACGGCAGTGCCCGCGTGGACGATGATGCCGGTTGCAGCGGGCCTGAGCAGCACCCGCTTGGTCGTGGCCGCCAGGGCCGAGCCCTTGAGTTGCTGGAGCGTCTTGGCGACGTCGGTCACGGTGACCGGCGTGCATATGGGCGCGACGAAGGGCGCGGGCGCCAGGGCCTGGATCGCTTTCAGGACGTCGCCGCCGAGGTCAACCCGCTGCGTTGTCTGCCGCTGCTGCGCTGTCAGTGTCATGGCCATTGTCTCCGCTATTTCATCACCCGGTAGGTCAGGGTCAGGACCGACGTGAAGACCCGCTTCTCGGCCAGGTGCTCGGTCGAATAGACCGGCTCGTTGACGGCCGGGCGGGCCCAGGACGCGGACCAGCCGGTCCCTTCCAGACGCTTGCCCTTTAGAAAGTCCGTGACCTCCTCGACCAGGCCGCACATCGTCGCCACTTCGGCGTCCTCGTCGGCCCCGGCAGCCAGCTTTTTCTGGATGCCCACGTCCACCTGGACGTCATACTGGCTGAGGCTCCGGCTGGCGACGGACGCCTCAAAACCCTTGGGCACGACCGTCACCTGAAGATCGGCAAGGTCCGCAAGCTCGAAGCTCGGCCGGACGCGACGCTCGGCCTCGAAAGCCTGTGAGAAGTCGGCGTCGTCGCCGTTGAGCAGGGCGACCACCGCGTCCGCGATGTCGATTACCAGTGCCACTTGCTAACCTCCGAATACTGCATGCCACGCCGACGAGACAGCCAGCGTCACGGCCGAACCCACCACCAGCCAGATCAGACGTGCCTGCCGCTTGGCATCCTGCTCCAGCCGGTCCAGCCGGAGCTGAATGCCCGGCTTGCCGTTGCCACAGATCGACTCATCCATCCGGTCGAGCTTGACGTGCAGTTCGCCGAATTGGCCCTTGCAGGTATCTTCGTACTGTTCGCTTGAGCACACCGTCATTACTCCGCTCCGATCCGCTTCGTATGTATCCGCATGAGACTGCCGAACCCGTCGGTCCACCGCCAGCAGCCCTGGCCCGGCAGTTCGAGCACTTCGTACACCGCACCGTCGAAAACTACCCTGTCGCCGACCTGAGGCTCGCCGAAGGTTCCTGTGAAGTCCGCGGCCGAAACCAGGAATTCGGTGGCTGTAGCGCTGATCGGCAGGCCATACTGGTCAGACTTCTCGTAGTCGGTCCTGCCCAGCGTGGCGGCGATCTCCAACTCGACCGGCTCGCCCTCGTCGTCGGCGGGGGGTCGGCTGTAGGTGACCCGGCTGGAGGCGTGCTGCTTGAGCACGCTGGCCAGCCACTGGCATCCTTGCCGCAGAAGGTCACCCATAGCCCGAGCCTCCGAGCTTCCCAGCGACGTTTAGACGTGGCTGAGCGTCGCGCCGACGTTGAAGTTCAGACGCCACACGAAGCCCGTGCCGCTGACGCCGGCCACCAGCCGGACCGTATCGGCTGCGTCGTTGAGCGTGATCGTGTTATTCGTCCCGTCGATGTGCGGATCGGCAACAGTGATCACGCAGTCGCCGCCGTCGGTCTTCATGGTGATCAGCAGTTCCTGGCCCGCGAAGGTCGGCACCGCCAACGTTCGCGTCTCAGCCCCCGCCGTCACGATTGGCACGTAGCCGCTGGCCGTGACCGGGATCGCCCCGGCGTTGCCGGGGTCGGCGATGGCGTTGTTCAGCGGGCCGTAGTGGTTGGCCGTGACCGACGGCGAGCCGAACAGTCTGGCCCGGGCGGTGGTGTCAGTCTCCGCCGCGGCCGTCACAGCCCAGCCGACGAACGTGTTGCCGCCCGCTGTGGTGGTCAGCGCGCCGGTACCGGGAGTGCCGCCCACCGGGTTGCCGTCGGCATCCCAGTAGACAGCCGCGCCGGCGGTGATTGCGCCAGTCGCCTTTGCGAAATCGAAGAGCCCGCCGATGGCGAGCGCGCCGAGCACGCTGGCCGCGATGGGCGTCTTTGCCACGCCGACCAGTGCTCCCTGGACCACCACCTCACCGGACGCGACAGCCGAGCCGGGCGTGTAGTCCACCGAATTGCCTTCTTGTACGAAAGTTGCCTGTGCCATGTTTCATCTCCTAATGAAATTGTTGTTCAATCCGCTATTTGCAAATCCGCGGTGGATCACGCCTCGCCCTTGCTCTTGACGCCGCCCTTGGGGTCCTGAAGGTTCACCCCGAAATCATGGTAACCGCGCATCTGCACGCCGAGCGTTCCGAAGTCCGCATCCGCCGTCTCGATGGTCGGGGACTCCTGGCCGTTGAGGAACGCCACCTCGATGACCGGCAGGTCGGCCGGGTCGGCCAGGAGGTACCAGGCCTTCTCGCTGTTGCCGGTGTAGCTGGCGTTCGAGAGGTACCGGCTGACCTCCGCGCGGAACTTGCTGGCGTGCGGGTTGGCGACCGGGTACTTGGTGCTGGCCGTGGTGTCGCGGATCTCCAGGCTCTTGAAGAGCATGGTGGCCATGGCCGACAGGGCAGTGGGCACCAGCATCACCGCCGGCTGGATGCCGATGGGCTTGCCGTCGGAGTCGACTTGGTCGGCGAAGGTCTTTTCCACCTTGGTCAGGCCGTCGATGGACAGCACGGTGTCGGCGCCGGTGACGTAGTTCTTGTTGCCGGCGGCAAAGAACGCGGCGTTGTTCAGGAAGATGCCCCAGAACACGTCGTTAATCTTCAGGCCGCTGCCCCGGCCGAGCTTGCGGGGCACGGTGGTGATGGCGCCGAGATCGTCGTTGATGATGTCACGCCGGTCGATGGCCAGAAGCAGGCCGTAGGTGTCGGCCTTGTTGGTGTAGCTCTCGTTGCCGAGAGTCCCGTGCTTGAGCTCGCCGCCAGGGGCGACGATCTCGTACTGGTCCTTGCCGATCAGGCGATAGGACGTGACCGTCTTGAAGTCGGACACATTCCTCACGGCGCAGATGTTCCGCCAGGTCCGCTCTACGCTGAAAAAGCCCTCCAGCAGGAACTTGTTGGCGACGTTGGACAGGATGCCGCCGATGTCGATGGTGGACCACCCGGCCTGGATTCCGCCGGCGTGGCCGAACGCGAACCGCAGCACGGCCCGGCTGTCGCGGAAGTTCCTGCCGTCGTAGCCGTTGGCCCACGCGGCCTCCAGCAAGAGTTCCTGGAGCCCGATTCCGCCCTTGAACCGCTTGTCGGCGGCCTCGACGGACTTTTCGCCGAAGGCGGCGACCACCACGTCGCCCTTGACGCCGCCGGTGAGCATGCACGCGGCCTCCAGGACCGAGCCGGTCATGGAGTTGTCGGGAATGTGCGCGGCCGGGGCCTTGGGCCTATCGGCCCGCAGCACCTCCAACTCCGTGCGCGTGACGTCCCAGCCCTCGCCGATGGCCTTGGCGGCGATCTCAGCGTGGGTGTCGCCACAAACCTTGCGCACGGACACGATTCGGGTCTGCTCGGCCGCGGCACGGGCGCGCATGTCGGCTACGGGGTCGGCGGTGATGCCGGCGCCGGCCGAAGAGCGGCAGCGCCGGCAGGATGTCCGGCAGGCCCCTGCGCTGGCCGGGCCGGTCGGCGCGGAACCAGTGGATCACGCTGTCGGCCCGCACGCGCTCAAACTCAAATGGGGAAGCGGCTGCGCCACTGCCGGGATGCGACTTGAGGATGTGGTAGGCAACCGGGTTGCCAAACGGGTCGAACTCGATGCCGTCCACCCGGCTCCGCTCCGCTTCGCCGTGGCGAGCGGCCGGGCTTGCCGCGGCGGAGCTGGAGGCGAAGACGGGCGTGGCGACCTGCTCGGCCTCGATGAGCTTGAGGTCCAGCTTGACGGGCGAGTTGAGATTGTCGTTGCTGAACAGCATTGCGAACGCTTCGCCGTCCTGCGCCCTTGCCATCCGCATGGTGCGGAGCTTGCCGGGCAGGTCCACGGCCTTCGCCCAGGCCATGAACTCGCGCTCGATTGTCTGATTGGTCTTGGCCGAGTCGCCTTCGGTGCGCCCCGTCGAACCGGTCAGCATCTGGAGACGCGGCCCGGTGCCGGTCACGTCGTTGGCCAGCGTCAGCACGATGCCGCGAGCGTAGGAATTGTTGGCCACCTCGTAGCGGGCTCGGTTGCGGAGCGTATGACGCACAGCAGGGCTGGCGGCAGCGTCGGCCGAGAGTCCGTCCGCGTTCGCCCAGTGGCGCCGGTTGTCGGCGTTGGTCTGGGCTGAGTCGAACTTTGCGCGGACCACCAGCGTCCGCGTGAATGCGCCCGTCTGCTTCGACCGTCTTGTAAATGGCCACCAACCCATGTTCGTTACACCGTTCCTGGGGGGACGATCTTGACCCTGGTGAACGCCTTGGCGGGGTTCTTCGAAGCCGCCCGCTTGCCCGCCAGGTACTTGTCGGCGGCGATCTGGTCCGGCAGCGAGTGCTGCTGGACGTTAACGCCGTCGGCGCTGGCCTGCTTGGGGCCCGCCGCGTTTTGCTCGATTGTGTTTTCTAGATCTTCGGTCATAATCGCGGGAGCCGGATTCGAACCGGCGACCTCGTGGATATGAGCCACGCGAGCTGCCGCTGCTCCATCCCGCTGCTTTGGGAAAGCCCAAAGAAAAAGCCCCACCTCCACACCTGATCAGGTGAAGGTGGGGCTTTAGCTTCGTCTCCGAAGGCTCAGGGCTGGCCGGCCCTGTTCCTTGGGCAGTATTCGGTTTTCACGCCAGACCATCGAGAACTTCGCCTCGACGGTGCATCCATTCTCCCATGGGAATCGTGGTGGTCAAAGCCGATTCGTCATACTCGCGGAGATCGTTACACCGATAGACATTGAGACCCACGCATGCAAGTTGGCGACGCCGAAAAGAGCCGCCCACGTCCATGAACTCTCGTTCTGGCCTAGAGCTGGCTATCTTTCCCTGCGACGGAGCATCGCCAGCCCGCTTAGGGCCAGAAGCAACAGCGTAGCGGGTTCAGGGCTGATTTCGGACGGCGTGCGGCCGGCACCAATATTGCTGATTAGCGTCTGGAGATCATCCCAGTCCACCGTGCCGTCGCCGTCGAAGTCGCCGTCTGACGCGCCGGCGCTGGTGCTCTGGCCCATGTGCAGTTTGAGGATGATGTAGTCGGCGGCGTCCACAATCCCGTCACCGTTGGCATCACCTGACAGCGTGGCAGGGACCACCGCTAACGGGTTTGCTGTCCAGGCCGAGGGGTTGTCGTCCAGCAGGACTGCAAAGCCAAACCAAACAGTTGAAGCGACGTGCCGGCTATTGGGGTAGGTTGTGCCGAAGCCAGTTGGTGCTCCTCCGGGTTCGGGGGTGGCCACAAGCCCAATCCCATTCGGATCGTGGCCCGAAGCCTCCAACCGAATCCAATCCAGGCACGACAGAACGCTCTCCCCCTTTGCCTCTTCCCCCATTAGCAGGTACGCCATGGCCGCACTCGCGCTAATCTCGGACTGAATACAATCGACCCCTTTGGGGTACTCGGAAAAACTGAAGCCAGAGGCATTCGAATCATCGGACGGACAAGGTACTCTTAGGTTCGCAGCCAACCACTCCATTGCAGTAGCGCAACGATTTGCATCCTGGAGTTGCTGATCCGGTCCTCCCACGCTGGCAAGTGTCGTCCAGGATTGAGCGTCAGCCGTTCCGGGCCACCAGGTCTTGACTCGGCCCCAAGGCTCTTTGTGCTCCGATCCTGTCAGATACAGGTATCCGGGTAGCGAGTCCCTCTCATCGAACATCTGGTGGACGAAGTACTTGGCGTGGTCGGCCATATCTTCGTACGGACCAGGAGAATCCACAATCTTGGCTATGCTCCGCGCCATGGAATAGACGTCGATATTATTTTCCGTGCTTCGACCGTCAGGATGACAGAAGTTGCCGTGTATGTCGATTCCACACGAGAAGCCCTGAAACACTGGTGGGCTAACGTCAGTCTGTCGGAAGTTCGCGTCAATGAAGTCCGCCTTTCCCTTGGCCGAGTCCAGATAGACTTGCTCGCCAGTCGCCGCGTAGAACCGCACCAACGCGAGGGTTGCGAAGCAGATGTTGCCCACGCCCACGTCCGCCTGGTCAATGTTGGCATAGCCCGTGGATTCGTCGTACAGATCATCAACCTTGTAGGATGACCTGACTGCATGCTCATAAAGGGGGTCGTAGTCCTCGACCAAGCGGATGCCATCAACAATCGACCGGGCGCGATCGAGATAGCCTCCACCATAGAAGCTGTTGCCGCGAGCAAGGATGTACATTGCAGCCAGGGCTGAATCATACACGTCTGCTCGATAGTACAGGTCGTCGCCTGAGTTCACGTCGTAAGACTGGAGCAGCCGGGGGTCGCAGTAGCCGGTTGGGTAGCCTTCCGGGATCGCGAATTTGTCCATCTGGCGGATGATGAACTGGTCCACGCTGTTCAAAATTTGTTCGTTTGTCGACCTAGACGAAAGGGCCCCGAATGTTGTAGCCGGAAGCGCCATGACTACCGGCACAAAGACTCCGAAAACTGACATGCGCATTGCCGTTCCTCCCTGACGCGGGCACTGACCACGCAATCCCGCCTCTGCAAACAGGCGAACTAGACCGAAGAATCAGCTTAGAGTAATTATACCGCAGAATCATTTTGGTGCAACTTCTCAATGGGCTTAATGGACGCCCCCCACTGGACCTGATGGGGATTAAAAAGCGAATGGAAGGTTTTCGCATGCTGCCAAGACGGAAGGCAGAACCCTTACCCGCCCGCCCTTTCCCACGTCGTCATTCTCTTCCCACAATGCCGGCACTCCCGCCGGCGCATGATCCGCCCACCGTAGGTCGGCCGGGTGTAGACGACGCGGAAGTGCTTGCAGCCGCAGTGGCGGCATTCCAGGCCGCGCTTGCTTTCCGCGGGATCCCATCGTTTGCGAGTCGTTTCCTCGACCATGGCTATCTCCTCCGCAGGTCTTCCTGCGTGTACCGTTTTCGCTGGCGCATCGGTGCAGCTTCACCGGCTGGTTTGACGCCCACCATGCTGGCCGCGGCTGCGCAGCCGACGAGACAATCGAACCAGTGGTTGTCCGGCCGCGTCGGCCACGGGGTCCACTCGCGGACCACACCGCCGGGGCCGATGACCTCGACCCACTTCTCCGAGCGGGCCACGTGCTCGGCGATCAGTTCGTGGTGACGTCCATCACTGCCGAACAGACTGATGCAGCCCCGGTCGCCGGCGGCGGTCAGAAAACCTTCATGCACGAACCGCTTCCAGTAGTTCACGTCCACCAGGACGTGCGGGAACTGGCCGGTCTTGCGGACGTTGGGGATGTACCAGTAGTAGCCGATGGTCTCGCCGGGCCTGCGGGCGTACTCGGCGATGGGCTTGCGGCTGGCACGGAGGCCGACGCCCTTGGCGAGCATCATCACCGCGCCGCCGGCCTTCTGCTTCACATCGGCGACGATGCCGGCCTTGTAGCCCATGTCCACCAGCAGACGGTCGATCCGCATCAGGCTCCCGCCACGGCTCCAATCGCGGTTCAGGTACGCCGAGACGAGCTGCTCCAGCCCCGCGTGGATCGCACCGTCGGTGCCCTTGCCGGGGAACGCATTGCCCAACGTCCGAGTGGCGTCGGCCAGCGTGAAGGCCAACCGCCGCTGGTCGGGCAGCGTGCCGTAATCGATGATGTAGCCCGTGAACGTCTCCTCCCAGGCGCAGACCGCGTAGAACAGCACCTCCTTGTGGATGTCGATGAACATCGTCAGTTTCGTGCAGGCCGGGGGAATCTCGCCGCGCTTGTAGCCGCTGGTCTTCTCCATCACCTGGTCGGCCGTGAGGACCTGATCGGAGGTCTGCTGGAGGGATGGCTCGTTCTGGTACTCGGCCGCGAACGCCTCGGGCCCAACCTTCTTCCGCAGGTTCATCGCGTGCTGGACTGCGCTGATCTCCCCGCCCTTGCCGTCGTAGCGCGCCTGCCATGCGACCTGCGCATCGGCGTCCATGTCCGCCTGATTGCGGCTGTAGAACTCATTAGCCGCCGCCTTGCCCCCGCTGCGGCGGACCTCGAAGTACTCCTCCCAGAGCTTGTCGTTCGTGGGGAAGGAGTACACCAGGCGGGTGCATTCGCTATCCCACTCCGGATACTCATCACGGTCCAGCACCGTGTCGGCCAGGTCGCCCTCGTACATCTTCGTGCAGGTCATCAGCGCGGAGATCTGCTCGCCCGGCCCGGCCATGCCCAGCACGTCGCCGTTGAGCAGCTCAATCCTTTTGTGGGTCTGGTCCACCGACCGCGCCGAGTCGCGGGTCTGCGGGTCGTCCAGGAGGACCAGCGA